TCAAGGTGCCCCGACTGCACTGACCGCCGCAGCTACCGCTACGGCTGCTCAACTGGCAAACGGCCTGTTCACTTTCAACGGCACCGCCGGCAACCTGACTCTGCCCACCGTGGCAGAATTGGAAGCTGACGTTTCTAGCGCGTCTAAAGTGAACGCCGCGTTCGACTTCTACGTCATCAACATTGACGCCGGCACTGACGACGTGACTGTGGCTACCGCTACGGGCTGGACGCTGGTTGGCAACATGGTTGTGACCGAGACTACTTCGGGTCACTTCCGTGCTCGCAAGACCGGCGACGGTTCTTGGACGCTGTATCGCATCTCGTGATAGCCAGGGGGCTTCGGCCCCCTGTTTTTAAAAGGACATACCATGCCAAATACCAAGTCTGTAGGCGTTGCGTTTAGCGACCCTGAACTGACCTCCGGCACAACGATTACGGGCGCAATCATCGACAGCACGTCGAAGGTTTTGTCCAACATCGCCAACGGTCTTACCGCGTCTCAACAGGGCGCGACTATTGCCACTACCGGCAACAGCGACGTTTTCGTCATCGCCCCTGCGGCGGGGGTGCTGACTTCTGCTGTGTTCTCGGGTGTGGACGCGCTGGCTGCAAGCGATACCAACTACATCACGTTTTCCGTTACCAACACGACCAAGACTACTGGCGGAACTGCGCTGACGGCTAACGCTGCACGCACGCTTTCTATCAACGGTACTGCTGCCAATTTGGTGGTGGCTGCTGGTGATCGTCTGCGTATTCGCGCAGCCGCAACTGGCACGCTTGCCAATACGGTGACGTTCCCCGTCTACCGTCTTAACTTTAGTGTTGCCTAAATGAAGTGGGGACTTCGGTCCCCGCTTCTATACATATGGCAGTAATTTACCTTACACACCCTATTCACGGCGCCAAGGTGGCTACGCTGGATATAGAGGCCGATTTGGATGTCCAAAACGGCTGGTCGCGCTACAATTCTGACCCATCGGTTGAAGAAGAAGTCAGCCCCGAACCCATAGCGCGGCGCGGGCGGCGCAAGAAGACCGAAGAATTGTCCGACGAAGGAGAGTGACATGGCGACCTACACCGCAGGCGAACAGATTAACCGGGCGTTGCGGCTATTAGGTGTCCTAGCCGAAGGCGAAACGCCCTCGGCGGCTATGTCTGAAGATTCTCTGATGGCGCTCAATCAGATGATTGAGTCGTGGAACACGGAGCGCCTGTCAGTCTTTGCCACCATCGACCAGATCGTCAACTGGCCGACTGGCTCAATCAATGAAACGCTTGGCCCCAGCGGCTCGCTGGTGCGTCTAAACGGCACCGCTGTCCGTCCTGTATTGGTGGACGATGCCACGTACTTCAAAGACCCCGGCACGGGCGTTTCCTACGGCATCAAGCTGATCAACCAGCAGCAGTACGACGGCATCGCGGTCAAGACCGTGACCTCGACGTTTCCGCAGGTGATGTTCGTTAACAACACCTACCCGAACTTTGACATCTACATCTACCCGCGCCCGACGCGGCTGCTGGAGTGGCACTTCATTAGCGTGGAAGTGCTGACGCAGCCTGCTACTTTGGTCACGGAAATTTTGTTTCCGCCAGGCTACCTGCGGGCCTTCACGTACAACTTGGCCTGCGAGATCGCGCCGGAGTTTGGCGTGGAGCCTTCGCCTCAAGTGCAGCGTATTGCCATGACCAGCAAACGCAACTTGAAGCGCATCAACAACCCTGACGATGTGATGTCGATGCCGTACTCGCTGATTGCGACGCGCCAGCGGTACAACATCTACGCGGGTAACTATTGATGAAAACGCCGATTCTAGGTTCCAGCTATGTGGCCCGCAGCGTCAATGCTGCGGACAACCGCATGGTCAACATGTACCCGGAACTTGTGCCCGAGGGCGGCAAAACCTCCGCTTTTTTGTCGCGTTGCCCTGGCTTGCGCCGACTGGTTGCGGCCGGCAGTGGCCCGATACGGGGGCTGTGGGCGCTCAAAGAATACCTGTACGCCGTTTCGGGCGATACTTTTTACCGGCTCAGTTTGATCGGCACCTCGACGCGCTGGCGCATTGAGGCTTTGGGCACCGTTTCTGGCAGTGGCCCTGTGTCCATATCGGACAACGGCACCCAGATTTTCATCGCCTGCAACCCTGAAGGTTTCATCTACAACTCGACCACTGAAGTGTTCGCCCAGATCACCGACCCGGATTTTCCCGGCGCGGTAAAGGTGGGCTACCTTGATGGTTACTTTGTGTTTAACGAGCCAAACAGTTCGCGGGTGTGGGTGACATCGCTGCTGGACGGCCTGTCTGTTGACCCGCTTGACTTTGCCAGCGCCGAAGGTGATCCAGACGGTTTGGTGTCGCTGATTGTTGACCACCGCGAGGCGTGGCTGTTTGGCACCAACTCGATTGAAGTTTGGTACGACGCGGGGCTGCCTGACTTCCCGTTGCAGCGCATCCAAGGCGCGTTTAACGAGATCGGCTGCGAAGCCCCTTACTCGGTTGCCAAACTCGATAACGGCCTGTTTTGGTTGGGTTCTGACGCTCGCGGGCGGGGCATCGTCTACCGCTCCAACGGCTACACTGGCCTGCGTATCTCCACGCACGCGATTGAGTGGCAAATCCAGCAGTACGGCAACTTGTCAGATGCAATTGGGTACACCTATCAGCAAGACGGCCACGCCTTCTACGTGCTGATTTTTCCGTCGGCGCAGACCACTTGGGTCTACGATGTTGCCACTCAAGCCTGGCATGAGCGGGCTGGCTGGTCTAACGGCAACTTTGTGCGCCACCGTTCTAACTGCCAAGTCGTTTACAACAACGAAGTTATTGTTGGCGATTTTGAGAACGGCAACATCTACGCGTTTGACCTAGACGTCTATTCCGACAACGGCGACATTCAAAAATGGCTGCGTTCGTGGAGAGCGTTGCCGCCCAACACAAACACTCTCAAGCGAACCGCGCATCACAGTCTGCAGATAGATTGCGAATCGGGCGTCGGCACCAACACGGGCCAAGGCAGCAACCCGCAGATGATGCTGCGCTGGTCTGATGACGGCGGTCATACGTGGTCTAACGAACACTGGACTTCTGTCGGTAAGATCGGCGAGTATTACCGCCGCGTCATCTGGCGGCGCTTGGGCATGACGCTCAAACTGCGTGACCGTGTGTATGAGATTTCGGGCACTGACCCTGTCAAGCTGGCTATCATGGACGCCGAATTGATCGTGTCGCCGACCAATGCCTGAACAGCAAAACATCACAAACATACCGTCTAACCGTGTCGAGATCATTGATCCGCGCACGGGGATGGTGTCGCGTGAGTGGTATCGGTTCTTTTTGAACCTGTTCAATCTTGCAGGTAACGGTGGCAACCAGACATCGCTAGACGACCTGCAAATTGGCCCCCCGCCCCAACCCGATTCTGGCGGCGGCGGTGGCGGCACCGGCACAGTGACCTCCGTGAACATGACAGTGCCCACGGGTCTGTCGGTGTCCGGCAATCCGATCACCACTGCGGGCACGCTGGCGGTTACCTACACGGCGGGGTACTCCATCCCCACCACTGCAAGCCAAACGAATTGGGATACGGCCTACTCTGAGCGTTTGCAGTGGGACGGCGGGGCGACCAATCTTGTGGCGGCTACAGGCCGCACGTCGCTTGGTGCGACTACGGTCGGCGGCAACTTTTTCACGCTGCCTAACCCCAGCGCGATCACGTTTGTCCAGATCAACGCGGACAACACCATCACCACGATGGACGCCCCGACGTTCCGCACCGCGATTGGCGCCGGCACTGGCAGCGGATCGGTAACGTCAGTTAGCGGTACAGGTACGGTTAGCGGGTTAACCCTAACAGGCACTGTCACCACTTCAGGCAGTTTGACGCTGGGCGGCACGCTTGCCGTCACGCCGTCGGACTTTTCGTCTCAGTCTGCCAACACGTTCTTGGCTGCGCCAAACGGGTCGGCTGGCGTGCCGACATTCCGCGCGATTGTTGCAGCGGACGTGCCCACGCTCAATCAAAACACCACTGGCACGGCAGCTAACGTCACCGGCGTTGTGGCCTTTGCCAACGGTGGCACGGGCCAAACCACTCGCCAAGACGCGATGGACGCGCTGGCCGGGGCGGTTACGTCGGGGCAATACCTGCGGGGCAACGGCACTGATGTCGTCATGTCTGCTATCCAAGCAGCCGATGTGCCGACCCTGAACCAGAACACCACGGGTACCGCTGCTAACGTGACCGGCGTGGTGGCGTTTGCCAACGGCGGTACAGGCCAGACAACGCGCCAGGATGCGATGGATGCGCTCGCTGGCGCCGTCACCAGCGGGCAATACCTGCGCGGCAACGGCACCGACGTGGTGATGTCCGCTATTCAAGCGGCTGACGTTCCCACGCTGAACCAGAACACCACCGGTACGGCCGCCAACGTAACGGGCACGGTAGCGATTGCCAACGGCGGCACGGGCCAGACGACGAAAATCGCGGCGTTTGACGCGCTGTCTCCCTTAACCACCAAAGGCGACCTAATCGGTTTTGATGGTACGGACAATGTCCGGCTGGCGGTGGGCACGAACAACTTTGTGCTGACGGCTGACTCGACTACAACCACCGGGCTTAAATGGGCGGCTGCCAGCGGTGGCGGCAGCAACATCACGTCGTTGGGGCTGTGGGAAAATAACGCAACGATCTCGGCCAACTATTCGATTACTGCTGGCAACAACGGGATGTCTTCTGGCCCGATTTCGGTGGCTTCCGGCGTCACGGTTACGGTGCCATCAGGCTCGTCGTGGGCGATTATTTAAGGAACTGATATGACCGTCACAGCACGAAACCTGGTGCCTGCCAAGCTGGTGGAAGACACCCAAACCACGCAGTACATCGTGCCG